TAACCTAAACACCGATTTAACGAAAGCGAGTGAATAATGAAGTATCTGATTAGAGATTGGGCAGACAACATTATGTTCGATGCTAAGGAGTTTGACAGTTTTGAGGAAGGTTGGGCGTTTCTTTACGAGACCATGCCCGAACCTGACGAAAACAGCCCCGATTGGATTGACGGTTGGTATGACGATGTGTTTGTCATCGAAAAGGGCTACCATGTGACCGGTAAGAAAGAACAAGGAGAATAACAATGTCGAAAACTTTTCTAGCCAGCGATGGTAGTTGGGGTGACGCGAACGGACTGCTTATGTTCGATTTCACGAAACTCCCTGAAGAACTTTCTAATCTGCTGATGGATGACCCCGAAACGGCCTACGATGTAATAAACGAGTGGCTAAACGGCGAGGTGGTAGGATACTTTAGTTATGATTGTCAGGATGATGGTTATTGTACCTACGGTTGTGGGAAAGTACCGACAATGCTTTGCGCCGGTTGTATGGGCGAAGTAGTGCCGGACAACTACCACCCCATTACGCGGATGGATGGCGAGGACTTTCTAGCCGGTATCTGCGACAAATGCGACGAGGCGTTCTAATGCCACTCCATCAGTTCGCGGTTATTTACAACTCAGAGACCGGTCATTGGTATGCCGACAGCGACCCATCTGAGGGGGTCTATGACGCCGAGACTTACGAAAAGTACGGACATGAGGCGATGATGTCAATCGCAGAAGTAGATGCCGAGATTTACAGCACCCTTTTGACAGCACTACAAAACTTAAACAAGGAGTAAAATCGTGCCGATGGCCATTAAGTTCATTGTCGGGGCAAAAGACCTACAAGTATTTGCCGAGTACGACAACATCGAAGAAATCACCGAGTCTGAAATCGAGAAGGCTTGCCGAGAGTTAGATTGGGATGCCGTAGAGGAAGAAGTACGCGGTATCGTCTACAATGCGGTGCTAGAAATCCGTAATGAGCGTGACTAGCGCGCAAGCCGATTGTTTTAGAACTATTTTCTAACCCCAGACGGTCGGTCTATCGTGCATGGGTGCGCCTGACTCAACCTGCTGCGGTATTCGTGAAGTTTTTCTGATGAGAAAATGTATCAGCGCGCAATGGCCCAGATAAATAGTCCCCACCAGAAAAGGGACCAAATAACCATACCCATAAGCAAGGAGAAGTATCCCCACATACGCAGACAAAGGCGACGCTTGGTTTTTGTAAAAGTTTGCGACGGACTTTCTTGTTTCTCTTTCAGAAATCCGAGTTCTTGCATCATCAAACGACAGGCTGGTTCGTTTTCAGCGAGGGTCATACAGCCATAAACTTTTCGATTGTCAAGAAGTTGCGGAATGCCAGCCCTACGCAGATTACTAGCAAAAATAATGTAATCCCAGCCCATAGTTCCATTTTGATACGAAATAACACTAAGAACATCTCGACGAATCAAATAAGTTGCGTGGACAAGTTCGACTTCGTGGATGCCAGGGGAGGAGCGCTCTAGAAGCGGGTAGTAGTCAGGGTGGTCCATAACATCGCCGTAGTCGTTCACTTTGTTAGCAAAGTTGGAGTACCACGGGTTTGCCCATTGGTTTTTTGCGTTCTCGTTTGGGTCGTAGGCGTATCGCAGTAAAGGAGCAACAACGGGTAGGTCTAGGCCAACGAGGGAACTAAGGGTGTCGGGAGCGATAAAGTTATCAACATCCGAGGTGAAGTAGAAGTCAGCATTGTAACGGCGTGCAACACTTAGCCCTTCATCCCTTAGCCTTCTGATTACCTCAAGGCGGTCTTGAGTCCAGTCGTGGGAGCCGGTGTCGGTAATGGGTTCGGCAACATCCATTGAGTCGAAGAGTAAAGATTTGTATTCGCCACCCTTAGCCTCAACCCACTCCGCAAGTATGTCTGCCGTTGCGTCTGAATTATTATTTGTTCTGAGGTAAATAATAATCCGGTCTTTGGGGTAGTCCCAGTTGTCAAGGGTCTCTAGATACAACGGCAAAACAGGCTCTTTGTCCTTTGCCAGAATGTGTAAAAAAACTAAAGGTTGCATAACAAAATCCTTATCGGTTAGAGCAATCGTGAAAAATACTTTCGGGGACCCATTCGCCGCATTTTTTGCAAATCATCGTGTGCCTCTCCCGTATTTTTTTGTAGGGTAGAACCAGAAAACCCAGATGTGTCGCCCCAAAAATACGTCCAAGTTGATTCCAACTTTAGGGCACGACGCAAAAACCCAACCGAAACGCTTAGTCGGGCTTGGGTACCTTCCTTTGCTTGTGTTGTAGTACCTAAATGTCACAGTTTGATTCCCCTCGACGCCATGAGGCATCGCGTCGAGCAACTTGTAATAGTAAAATACGGCGGAACATCCCAGCCGTGGTCGGAATGCGCTTCGTTGGCGGTGGCTGTTATTTGTCTGCCGCAATGACGACAAGTAAAGGTCTTGGTCGTTTCAAATTCGGGTCCAGTTCCCCATGTCATAATTCTACTCCACACTCCGGACAGGGCAAACCTAAGTCAACCAGCCGGGCAATAGTTGAGCGACCAACGTGGTCGCAGGGTTCTAAGGGCGCAATATCGGCCAATAGGTATGCAACGGCGCACCAGCCGTGGTATTCCCAACAACCTTCGTAATGGGTTGAGTCCGGCTGTGACGCAAGGGCACTTTGGATGGCCTGAAGTGTTTCGGGGGTCATCGGCTTATCCAAAAGCACCAGATAGCAAACACCATGAGCGCAGACCAGACAGCCCAGAAACCCTGCAGGTCAGTCATAGTCGCACATCTCCCTGCCGGTATCACAGTGGTACCACACAGGCTTGATGTTATAGGTGTCGATTGGCTTTCCGCAGTTCTTACAGAGACTCATAGCATTGGCTGTTGTTGGTTCTTAGCCCACTCAACCCTAGCCTCAATAATCGGCCAGTAGTCCTCAGTCATCTCACAACCGACCCAATCAAAACCTTCCATAACAGCAGCCATAGCGGTTGTGCCTGAACCAAGGAACGGGTCTAGGACTATCCCACCTGGGGGAGTAACTAACTTGACAAGGTAACGCATTAGGGCTAGGGGCTTGACTGTGGGGTGGTTGTTTGCGCCGTCTGTTCCAGCGTTTCGTTCTGACTTAGATGCCTTAGCGCAGTAAAAGAAACGTGCTGCGGAACCGGAATCACCGTATTCCCCATTAGGTTGTCCAGCCTTGATGCCCATACCGTTGCCATAGACACCATTGTTAAACCCGTCAGAAGTCCGTATCCCAGCCTTTCCACTTTTACTTTCAGGGAACCCTGCCAGCACTTCATCTGACCCATCGTGGATTACGTTGGCAGGCCAGCGACCTTCTCGTTCAGCGCCACCATTATTGTTTGTGCCACCCTCAAATGAGCCGTTAAAGCCCTTACCGTTTGTGGTGACTACGGTTTCAGTTCCAACCCTTGACCCGTCAATGTTCAGGGCACCCGTTCCGTAAGTCAGAACATTGTTAGCGACAGTCCCGATAAGGGGCTTGCGAGCGACCACGATTGGTTCGTGCGCTGGTTTAAGTGCCGTTCCCCAGCCTTGCCATTCGTCTTTCAAGTTGTGCGATTTGGGAAAACCAGAGCCATAGAGCCACATAATCTGGTCACGTATTTCGAAGCCGGAGTCCTCAATGGCTACGACCATGCGGTGATAGGTGCGAGAGCCGGAGAAGGCTAGAAGGTGTCCACCTGGCTTTAGCACCCGCAAGCACTCAGCCCATAGGTTTTGGTTGTAAGCAATACCGGAGTTGTCCCATGCCTTGCCCATAAACCCTAACTCGTAGGGCGGGTCGGTGACAATAGAATCCACGGAGGCAGTCTCTAAAGTTTTTAGCGTTTCTAGGCAATTGCCCTTAAGTAACGTCATCGGCTTATCCACATGCACCAGATAGCAAACGCCATCAACGCAGACCAGACGGCCCAGAAGCCAATAGTCTCACTCACAGTTTCTCTCCACACTTAGGGCAGTAGGTGAACTCAATCACACCCAACTCGCCTTCGCCATTCGGAATAAGTCCACCCTCTGAGTGGTTGCACTCGTTTGTGGGCATTGTGTCAGAAGTAGCACTTGCACGTATATCTGTGACTGCTGGCTCAATGACATCGAGCACTTTGATTACGTCACAGGGGTATTCGCCAACGCACCCAGCCTCACACTCGTTGTTCGAACAGTAACCGCAGACGCAGGGCCGATGTTTATCTCGTAGGTCCCGCAGGTCGAGAACGTGGCTGCTCGCTTGAACTAAACGTAGTTCTTCTTCGGTCCAGTCGCACACATTATCCGTACCCCATTTGTTTGGGACTAAAGTCTGATAAAAAATGGCGTAATCAACATTGACAATCTTCATTACATCGCCGCCGCCGGTACGCGTTACCTCGTCACCCACTTTAAATATTGGTTTGGGGAAACTCATTCTTCATCATCCTCGGGGACAATGATTTCGCCGTCTACCTCAATGCATCGGCAAGAACTTGGTCCTCCCGCCCCGCAGTTCAAACACCACGGTTCGTTCACAATAGATGGGTCATCGTACCAATCATTTTTACTCATTGTTGTGCCTCCTTCTGGGCTAATGGTAATTGTAGTTGAGTTTCGTCAACTTTGCAAGTAAAATGTTTTTCCGCGGCGGTCATAACCGCTCGTACAATAAACTCCGAAAGAGTTTCCCCCGTAATAACGCAAGCCTGACCTATTGCAATCAACTCTTCGCCAGTTAGGTCAAAATCAATGCTAGACGTTTTTTCCCGGCAGACACAGCGATACTCCGGCTCATCGCACTTTTTGCATGACTCCCACGGTTCTACCATTCTTCCACCTCCCACATCCATACTAGTATCAAAACAAGCAACAGTATTATTCCCGCCGTCATTATGCTCCACCATCGTTTTTTTGTTTGTACCATCTTAATAAGTTCCTTGAATAGACGGGTGCGTAGAAAAAACTTGCCACAAGAAAACCGTACTGATGGGAGGCAACGGAGTAAACTCCCCACAAAATTGTGTTTACAATAAGTATAGCCCAGCCCCAGTAATATTTTCTACCAATAAAATACGCTCCGGTGAGGCCGACAAACTCGAGAATCCATGACCACATAACTACCAGTTTTCCTTTGAAGCAAGTATTTCCTTGATGGGAGTTAAGTGTTGGGCCTTTACTGCCACACGTTGTGTATCTCCGTTATAGAAGTCTCCCAAACTCCATAGTCTATCGGCAAAACCGCCGCCTAAAATACGAACGGTTGTCAACTGATTTTTTGTTTTAGAAGCACAAAAGTCGCAAACACAATTGTATTGTTCGGCAAGTTTACTTTCGACCCATAGAACTAATCTACCGGCGTCAGCATCTTTCTTGTCTACGGGCATAGAGCCACTACTGCGGCGCCACTTAATCTCTAATTCGTTGATGCCCCAAAGACCGTCGGGTAATGCGCTGTAAGTCTTGTGGTCCGCAACATCCCAAATGCCGGCATAACAATAAGCGCCAATAAGCCGACACGCGCCAATTTCAGCAGACGAGGCATGAACGTTGGCCAATATGTTGTCTGGCATGAGTTTAGAAGCATCGTACGACGCCCTGTCGCCCTTGCCTTGATTTTCGCGGTCACGTCCGGCGCCCACTCGATAGGCAAGTTCTTCTTCCCACGGGTACAAGGGAGTCCAAATGGCGTGTTCTTGCAGTTTTGCAACGCTACTATCCATTGGGGTTTAACTCTTCCTTGAGGCACTTGTCGCAAAAAGTTCGCCACCAGCCGTGCTTGCGGAGAGAACCATCTGCACCGCATTGTTCGCAAATAATATAAGACATTTCTTCGGCCTGACGAATCAAACTGCGGATTGCCGTGTGCGCCGCTTCGGGCAAACCGTCAGGAATGGTGACGTAGTAACGCAAGCCACCAAATTTTTCCTTTACTTGCTCAACAACGTAATTGGGACAAATTGTCTTAATACGTCGGTCAAGGTCGGCCACAAGTTCAACCCAACCTTCGTTGATGTCAAAATATGCGGTTCGCTTAAATTTGTGGTTACGGCCTGCCACTTGCTACTCCTCCGTAGCGGGGACATCCTCTTCGGCAGGCTGTGGCGTCATTGCGATAATCGCAGACTGTTCTAGCCACTCAAAAATCTGCTGAGGTTCCGTTCCCTCTTCCCAGTATTCGCCGGCTTTAACGTTCTCTACCAAAAAAGAAGCGGCAATCATAGAGGCTGTGCGCCACTTGAAACTGTCTCCGGCAAGGTTCATCATTACTGCGTCCAGCGAACCGTTGATGCCCTCTGCGATGCGGTTGGCATAAACAACAGCCTCAAGGGAGGTGTCGAACGAAGCAACTTCGGTGTCGTTGATAAGTACGAATGAAATGCCTTCACGCTCAATCAAACGAATCGAAGAAGCATCGGCCTCGTCTAGAGATGATGGGGCATGTGTGAATCGAACGTGGCCGCCAGAAATGTGGTCGGTCCAATCGTTGTAAAGAAAATCTTCTTGCGTGGTCATTGTGGAACTCCTATTCCGTTATTGAGCGGTTGCTCGCCATAGTTTAAATGATACTTCGTTGATGTCGTCAATGGGTTGTCCGTTGACTTCACGCCACCATCTAGGGGCATCCAGCGCCTCCATTATGAGGTCTATTTCCGCAAAGGTTAGGCTGACGGGCACGGGGACGGTTTCCGCCTCACGCTCTTCACGCCGTTTCCGCGCCTCACTTGTGCTCGACATAGTTGGGGTGTCCTTTCCAGAAGGGGAATGATGGTGGTATAAAGGTATCGGGAACCTGGTCAAAAACAAGGTTTAGTTTTGTAAGAAGCGATTCCATAACGTTTTCGTCGGCCCAGCCAAACTCTTCTAGGTGCATGCGATAAAACTTAAAATCGTAAAAGATGTTGACAAGGACTTCTGTCTCTTCTTTTGACAACAAAAGGTTGATTGGACTGTTCATTACGCTCCTATGCCGGCCATACGTATTCAAGTGTATCAGACAGTCCGCTCTCAAAGATAGTTACATAGTGGTCGGGGTCTTTGCGTAACAAGTTGCTACGGTGGCTTTTGTGCAGGTCGTAATTGCCCAGCCAAAACGGAGCAAACCACTCTGACGGCGGGATGTCCACAACAAGATTTTTGGACTTTTCGAGGCAAGTGTCCTTGTACCCGCGGCTGGTCCACTCAAAGCAAATAGCCTCTTGGTACATCAACAGGGCACCCCGTCGGCCTCGCCACATTTTGACCGCTGGGTGGTTTTGCCATCCGTAGTCGGGGTCATTAAGAGCCTTAAGAATCTGCAGGTTTTCTACTCGCTGTTTACCTAGACGTTGACGGTCTAGACACTTGGCTGATTCTGAAAAGTTTTGATACGGCAGGAACGTTTGCATGCCACTCCTTTCTAGAGTGAGTTCAGTATACAGTCCAGACGAGGTCTTGTCAAACAAATGTTTAACAATTTTCCGTGTAAATGTTTGACTCTGCAAAATCGTGCTGTACACTATTTCTACAAGGCCTCACCGCCCACTCCGGTGTCATCTTGTTGTTGTTACCTCCTTTCCGGAGAAGACCCCCTCGAAAGAGGGGGTCTTCTCTGTTCCAAAGGGTTGCTTCTTAAATAATGTGTGGTATAATGTTAGTAACTAAGTAAATCACTAGTTATTATGAACATGGATGTCGACCCGTCTGGGTGGCACAAAACAGAATTCCGTGCTAAGGTACGGTAAGCAGTAGCAGTAGTCAAAAGAAACTCGAAAGGACTCTCCGACCAATGCGAAGCAAAAGCAAACACTATCGATTGCCCGTAGTGGGCATAATCATAATTTTCTCTTTAATAGGTTTCCCCAGAATAATGGCGGACGGTGCTACTACTCAAGTAGCAGACGTACTTGCCACCACTTCAACCACGACCACGTTGGTCCCGATGTCCGTCATGGCACAGTGGGAAAAGGTGGCTTGGTGTGAGCAACACGGCAACTGGCATTTTAACGGTTCTCGTTATGACGGCGGCCTTGGAATTATGCGGGCCAACTGGTACGCCTTCGGGGGGCGTCAGTTTGCCCCCGAAGCGCATTTGGCCACACCCGAACAACAGGTTGTTGTGGCCCGACGCATACAGGCCTCCGGGGGCGTGCCCAATTATGTTCCCGACCAAGACGGCACCTGCTCGGGATGGTAGACTTACCACATGAGCGATTTAGAGCAAAAGCAAAATTGGAAAATTGAAGCCTACGGAAAGTGCAACCGCATTTATCAGCCGGTCTGCACCTATTGGGAGGAAGAAGTTTCCTTCGATGAGGCATACGAAACTTTTCTAGACCTAGTTGGGCCCGTTCCTCCTCGCAACCTTGTTATACACGCCAGCGAAAATCCGGATTACGCTTTTTACGAGATACGTCTTATCGAGGTCCGCACCGGCTATCAGGGTGCACACATTGGTTGGAACAATGCCGTTATGAAGTCTCTCATCAAAGACATGATGGAAAACCCGATTGTTACCATGCGAATCGAAATGGAAATAGACATTGACGCCTCACTTGCGGCGACCCCTGATGAATGGGACTTGCAAGAGTTGTTAGAGTTTGGTATGCTAAGACTTGTCGACAATGCGTCGAACAACGAAGAGGAGTAACAGTGGAAGAATTTGAAGAGTTTGAATTTGTGGCAGGTTTTGATGACGGCGGAGAACGTTGCATCAGTAAGGCCATTGTCAGCAACGGAGCAGAAATTTCTGCCTTGATGGTTGACCAATCTGCCATTAGCAAGGAAGATGACCCATACGAGGTTATCAACATCGAGGGTAGCAGAGACGTTATAATTGCTATTTCAGTTGATTTTGTTAACCACATCTTAGAATCGTCGCCCAGCAAAATGATGGGGGCGTACGCTCTTGGTTCCTTTGTTGGTCAGATGATGACCGATGTGGCTCGTGACATTCTTGAAGGTTACGAACCATCGTCACAATACGACTGCGGACACGAAGATGAAATTAACTAGCCCTGAGATATACGCCCGCTTAGAGCGAATGCGTGCTTTGGCTGTTATTGAAAAAGCGCAGAGAGAAGAGACCAACGTGGTCGATTCCCTTGTTATGCACATGGTTCCGTTGTCTTTGATTCTCGAACTGACCGGCGAGGAGCCCGACCGTTCCTCAAAGCGAAGTAGAAACAACTCAGGAGCCAAACTGCACGCTTGGGCGGTTGAGAACATTGGCCGCGAAGTAAAGAAGATTGATGTTGCAGATGGTCTGAGCGTGTCGGAGTCGACCGCCTATAAGGTCATCAGGGACAACATCGATTACTTTAGCCCCATTAAACGAGGTCTCTATCTTGTCAGAGATGGCAAGGCAGAAAGAAAGGCTGCTAAATCGACAGGTAAATAACCTGCCGATTTGCGTCTGCGGTGCAACTCCGCTAAACTAACAACAACACTCTAGGACAGGAGAAATTATGAGTGAAATTACAGATTCGGCAAAGCCGATGAAGCAGGAAGACCCACGACCCCGCAAGAAGGGCTACCGTGGTAGTAACAGCCGCACGTTGGCACGTCGAGCACAATTGACGAACAACCCAGGCCAATGGTTTGTGTGGAAGGAAAACGCTAAAACTGCTGGTGACACTGGTCAGGCTCTTCGTACCCTTCTTGGTCTGACCTCTATTAAGGGTCTAGACCGCAAGGCTCTCCCATTTGAATCCACGTCTCGTGTGAACGAGGACAAGACGTGGTGCGTTTACGTCCGCTATGTGGGCGAAGACCGCGAATACGCTAACGCGTAGGTGGGAACAGAAAAAGGGGCCGGGATTAACCCGGCCCCTTTTTTCTTGTCTTGTTAGGCTTTGCGAACTACGGTGATGTCAACAATGTTGGCAGCCCAAGTGGGTTCGATGTCCGGACCCATTTCACGCATCTTGGTTGCAAACAAATTGCGTGCAAGGTCAATCTGCGATTCGGACAACTTAAGGTCCTGGCTCAGAATGATAGCCATAAATGCAGCGCCGACTAAGGATGCCTGATGTTCCTCAAGTTCAATTACGCGCTTACGAAGGTCGTACTTCATCATAAACTCAAGAGAAGATTGGAACCGTTCCCACGCTCGTTCTAGAATCTCAATAAGTGCTCGGGCGTGCTCCACGCCAGCCTTGTCAGTGGTTTCAATCGCACCGTTAAGTTCGTCAAGTTTACTCTCCATCATTAAAGACCATTGCTTCATCTTAGAAGCAAGCATCCATGCCTCGACTTCTGGGGGCCCAATAGGTGCGGCTTCTCCCAACCGTTCCGAAAGAGTTGATAACTCCCTTCCCATTTGTACCCTTACTGCACTTTTGACGTGATTAAGGGTTGCCCCAAGGTGGAACTTACAGGTTCCCTCGCCCAGATGGTTTGTTCCCATGCCAGCCGTTTTGTTGCAATGACGAACAAAACCAAGTTCCTTGAGTCGCTTGTCTCTGACCTTAGCGTTGCACTTGCCTTCTACCGGTTCAGCGTTGCCCGGCATTTTGTTGTCAGGGTACATTGCGGCCCAGACTTCTTCGTTAGTCATTTAAGTTCCTTTTGACTGATACGCCCTCAATGGTCACTTCGGAGAAAACGTTTCCCCCGGTGGCGTAATAAGTAAACGCCGGATGGTTGGACATACTCTTCAACCTTCGACGAACTTGTTTGCGAGTTTTGATTTGGATAATTGTTGCGCTGATTATCATACTCAGGCCCAACAAAATCATAATTACTGCTACTGTGTTTGTCATTTTGACACTTTCTTTGCTCGATAATTTTTGATGTAGGCTCGATGTGCCTCTTGGCAACCGCATTCCGTTCTGGCTCCGTCATAGAAAAACGGAATCTTTCGCCGTTGATGGGCTTGGTAGCCCCGCTCGGTGTTATGTTCAATAGGTTTTAATTCGTAAGCCGACTTAGAGACAACGCGGGCAACGCCAGAGTCGATGAAGGGCTGCTTCATGCCCAGTCGTTGTCGCTCTTTAGCACGCCATTGTTCAGTTGTACCCGCCCAATAGCCGTGTGCTTCATAGGTTAAAGCGTGACTTAGGCACTCTTTACGCACGGGACAAGCCCCGCAAAGTGCTGTCATTTTCTCTGTAATTTCTGTGCCGTAAAAATCCTCACCGCTTCCGCGGCAAATTGAATTGTCGGCCCACTGTTGTGAAATCATTGTTGTCCCTCCGGACAGTTAAAGAATAAGACTTTTCATTGCTACGGCGTCTTCTTCCCAAGAAGTTTCCGTTCCAAGTCGTACGATGAACGCACACGGGTCCAGTCCGGCGTCAAATAGTTCGCCTTCTGTCTCCGTAATCGGCGCGCCGTCGTGTATTTCGCATACAACTCGAGAGCAGAACCCGTTAGAAATGCCATATTCAATCCATTCATTGTAAGTAAAAAGGGGACTGGTCATTATAGCGCTTTCTTGCTTGCATTTGCAATTTCCATCACAATTCATTGTTGTCCTCCTTTAAGGTGACCCGCAAAACCTTTACGGGCTTCATAACACTTTGTGAGTATTTAGCGGCTACTTCCACCGCGGTGATTAGTTCAGCCTTGCCAATTTCTTCGCAGGCTTCTAGGTACCCCAAGGCATAAGGCGCACCGGCGCCGATGGCCATAAACGGTGACTTTAGGTCAATGACCGAAAAATCAACCTGAATAAGCGAAAGAGGCTTATTTGGGTAGGCAAAAAGGATTTCGGTATCCAGTTCGTCATTGTCCTTCTTTAATTCTCTAAGGGCCCCAAGGACGTTGTAGGGCGTGCATTTTGTAGCCTTGAGGGATTCAATGGCGTTAATAACGCTCCAATCTCCCGCCGCTCCAATTAAACCCTCACCAGCGTGCTTGATAGCCTTGGGGGTGGTAGTTTCGTAAATAACACCGTCACCAGAAAGCGCGGAGTCAAAAGCCATCCACGCCTCGTTTTTAGTTCTGTAAGCAACCACTACGCTCATTATTCACCCACCGGTCCGTCCCATGCCCCATCAACAAGCCAATTCCTGTCACGGAGAATCCTATCAGGCCAGTCAACGCCAGTCAAGCGGTCTCCACGGTAACGCTTAACGTGCATCATTGTGGGGTCATCTTGGTCTTTGTAGAGCGAGATACCAATTTCTGGCCATGCCATCCATCGCTGTGAACCCATAGGGGTAAGGTCTCGCTTCTCCCCAGACTTACCCTTTGCGGCGTGATGCTCCATAATTAGGGCAAAACCGTACTTGATGCGAAGGTCATCAAGGACAGCCATCGCTTCATCGGCAGAATCTTCGTAGGATTCACTAGAGCCGCGTCGATACATCTTGTAGATGGGGCCAATGCAGACAAGGTCTGGTTTGTGGTGGGCAATCTCGCGTTGAATCTCAGAGCGGTCAGCCAGTTTGCGAATTTCAATACCACCGGGCCGACGAAAAATCTTCAATCGCTCTGAGTCGTAGTCTTCAGCCCGAGACTCAAGAAAGTTGGCAAAAGGAACAGCCGTTTGCAAAATAGCCTGTGCTGGGTTTTCAAGGTCGATTACCAAAGCGCGGATTGGCTTAATAGCCCGGTGTGAGAAGGGGTGAATGCCCTGCGAGGCAGACATAGCAATTGTACGAAGCAAAAGCGACTTACCGGCCCCTTCCTCGGCGACAACAATGGTTCGGTAGTCTTGGTTCATCATTCCCGGGATTACGGTCGGGGCGAGACTCTCAGCGTTCATCGACAACTCATCGATGGTCATAGCCTCTGGCTCTGACGTTTGGGCGGTACCAAGCCCAGAAATGAACTTCTCTACTCGTCCCGCCTCCTCGTAGGGGTCCACGCCGTCGGTAACCACGTTTGCGGAGCGTATAAGGCTCTCAATCAGCCTGCGAGAAGCGTGGTGGGTAGTAATAATCTTTGCCCAACCCTCGACATTGGCGGTTCCGGGGGTGTTTACCATCAAATCAGTAAGGATGTTGACCAAATCGGGCGTATGCATCTCGGCGCACACCACGATTGGGTCTGGGATTACTCCGTCTTGAACCAGATTGCCAATTGCTTCAAACGTCCGGCGGTGGCGAGGATTGTAAAAGGCATCAGCCTCACACATGTCCATAACACGACTTGCGGTCTCGTATGAGAGGAGCATCGCCCCAATGAGGGAATCCTCAGCGACTTGGTCATGGGGAATTTTGTTAGTTGTCATTACGTTGTTCCTCTTCTAGTTCCAGTAACCAATTTGGCGACGCGCCCCTTGAGCATCTAACTCGTAGGGAATTCCACTCACGTCGACCAACTGGCCTTTTGTATTCCGTACACGACTGTAGCCGTGCTTTGCGGGATTGTCAAGTCCACGCTCTCCTGGGTGCCATACACCCGTGAGGTCGTAGAGGTCCCAGATGAGGGCGACCTTCTCTGTCTCGGCATCCAAGATGAATGGTACCTCGACCTTGGGCAACCAGTCCCGCCAGCGTTCGCCCTTACCAAAGAACGTTGCGCCGTGAAGAGTATAACGCTCTTCTTGCCCAATACGCTCTGATGCGTAGTTGCGGGTGGCAAGAGTAAGTTCTTCTAACGATACACCACGACGAAGCGTTGAGCAAAATGCCTTGTACGAGTTTGATTTGTTAATGCGTCGAGGATAAATCTGCCAGAGTGATTCAAAGTCTTCGCTGTAATCGTTCTTGGCGTTCTTGCGAGATGAAGTTTCCGATGAAGCAGAAATTTCTGCAGTATTATTAGTAGTATTAATAGTATTATTATTAATACTATATACGGCTGGCAACTGGCTGCCACCCTGGCTACTGGCTGCCACCCCAACGTGCTCCGACTTAGCGGGCCACAAGTAGTAGCGATTTCCCATCTGGCGGCCGTTCACAACAACGTGTTCAGCGATAAGTGCGCCAGCATCGCGGAGTTCGTAAATAGCCTCTCGAGCCGTCCGCTCGGATACGTCAAGAAGGAGCGCCAAAGACTTGTGTGTGGTTCCGGGGATAGTGAACGAACCGTTCAGCGCACCCTTCATGTAACCCCACAGCCTCACGGCGCGGTCAGACAAATCTGGGTGAGTGACAATCCAGCCCGGAATTACAACAGAGCGTTCTGCCGTAAGCGAGCCAATAATTACATCGTTCCCCACTGTGATTTGTCCAACGACTTCCTTTCCATCGGTCGTTGAAGTTGTTACCTCTGTCATTATTTCTTCATTCCTCTTTCCGCTAATCGGATGATTAGGTCGTTAACTATACTCGCAGTTTTGACATTGTCAACTCCGTCGGTGACGGATTCTACAATTAGTTGCTTCTTCTGTAAGAGCAAGTATATGTCCTCGTCAATCGTATCGGGGGCAAGAAGATACCACGCCGTAGCGCCGTGCATGTCATTCACTCGACCGTAGGCACGGGATACGCACTGTTCGTGCAGTGCGGGGGTCCATCCAAGTTCACAAAAGACAACGTCACTAGCGGCAGTAAGGGTAAGACCTTCGCTGGCCGCGGTCATGTTGGCTACGAATACACGACATTCGGGGTCGGTCTGAAAGCGGGTGACAGCGGCATCACGGTCAGCAGTAGATACACCACCACGAATCTTGACCGCCACATCACGGTAGCGAGCGTAAATCTTCTCTACCAACTCAATGTGTTCGGCGTAGACGATGACCTTCTCACCATCGCTAGATTCAAGAAAATTATCAATCCAATCGGTGATAGTGCTGTGCTTAATCCTTGCCGCAGCGTCCCGCAGCCCGGTAAGGCGTACAAGGTGCTCAGCGTTCATCAGCGTAATCTTTTTGTGCCAGTAGGCCTCTACCTCATCCTCACCGGCTTCAGCCGCCAGCAACATAGCCTTCTCAGCAAAGTATTCGACAACATCCCGCTCAACCTGCTTGTACCATTCCATTTGGTCATTGGGCACCTCGAGATACTGTACGGCGTTACGCAGTTCAGGTAGTTCCTCGTAGATGTCTTTCTTCAACCGGCGTACAAAGCACAGCGACCGCATCCGTTCGTTGAGTTCTTTGGTATTGGTAGCCACGTTCCGTTGGGGTGCATAACGGTTCTGAAACCGCCACGCTCCGCCAAAATGCTCTAGCATTCCAATGGCTTCTAACTGCGGCACCAGTTCCATTGGCCTATTGGTGATAGGCGTTCCCGTGAGCAAAAGAACAAAATTATTTTTGGGGAGGCTCTTCGCCAACTTCATTACCGCACCAGTCCGCTTGACGCTCCATTTTTCAACGGGCGTAATGCCAACCGTGCCGCAAATCTTGCAATTCTTAGTGTTAGAACGGACTACCGACTTGCAATCGGGGCATATATGACTACGCTTACCGTTCTTGATGGCGTGCGATTCATCGACAATCAACGAGTTAAACCCATTGGCATAAAATTCCGGGGTACGCTCCTGCAAGATGTCGTAATTGACAATCATCACATCCATCTTCTTACTCCAGCCACCCTCGGTAGGCTTCGTGCCGTCCAACATGACCACATTGAGATGGGGAAAGAAACGGGCGGTCTCCCGCATCCAGTTATACTTCAGGGTGTTCGGGCACACGATAACCACCGGCCACGCGTCCTCCGACGCAATAGTCGCGAGTGCTTGGACGGTTTTTCCAAGTCCGGGCTGGTCGCCGAGGATTGCCTTCCTAGCCTTTTTTAAGTACGCAACCCCAGCACGCTGATACGGCATCAACTCGCCTACCATGTTCGGAATAACTATGTCTGCATCTAACGCAGATGACGCTGTACGTTGTTCATCAATGAGTTTCACTGTGTCATTCATAAGAATCAAAAATTCTTCAGATGACGTAAAGGTGTTTGCGGTAGCAAACTCTAGGAGATTAACGTAATTTGACTGTGGAATTTGCCAAAATTTTTTTTCGTTATTCCATTTACAACCGGGGACCATAGATTTAATGGTATTAATGAGTCGTGGATTGTAGGGAAAGCGAACTACTACTTCACCTTCTTCTACATCCAGGTTGAATTCCCCGGCTGGCATTGACAGTTCGTCTTCCGAAACGGATAGAAGCGCGTACACTTCCGGTGAAAGCATAACCTTCCATTTGTCTGCGAGCGCCTTAACGGAAACTGCCTGCGAGGTAGGGAAGACATTCAGTTTGTCTTTTGGCTCCCAGCGCCTACCCTCAATGTCTCGGCAGTCCTCTACAAACCCTGGTTGAAAACGGGCACGCACAAAAATTTCATCTTCGACAAGCCACGCGTAGTTATACGAAAGTTGCATAATCCTCCTTACTGGTAATCTTAACATGTAAATGAACGGATGTACAGCAAAGTTGCTATACTGATGTTCAATCTAAGAAAGGATTGGTATGGCTAAGAAAACCTCAGCCCCGCGCGGTGGAAGCCTCGCATCCGTCATTGACTCCATCAATCAGCAGTTTGGTGCAGGTGCAATCATGCGCCTTGACAACTCAGATATTGTCCCCGTAGAAACTATTTCTACCGGCATTTTGCCGTTGGACATGGCTTTGGGCGTTGGTGGCTTGCCCCGAGGCCGTATTGTCGAGTTCTTCGGCCCCACTTCGTCGGGCAAGTCAACCGTTGCTCAGCACGCTATTGCATCTGCACAATCGCTCGGTTTGACCTGTGTCTACATTGACGCTGAACACACTTTTGACCCTGTGTACGCACAGGCTATTGGCATTGATGTTCAGTCTCTTATTCTCTCCCAGCCCGCCAACGCGGAGCAGGGTTTAGAGACCGCCATTCGGGTTATCGAGTCCGGCGAGGTGGCCCTTGTTGTCATTGACTCCGTAGCCGCATTGGTCCCCCGTGCCGAAATTGAAGGCGAGATGGGCGACCATCACGTCGGGCTCATGCCTCGAATTATGGGTCAGGCACTTCGCAAGATGACCCACGCCGCGTCCATTAACAACACGTTGGTTATTTTCATCAATCAATTGCGTGAAAAGATTGGTGTGATGTATGGGCCTAGCGAGTACACCCCCGGTGGCAAAGCCCTGCCTTACTACTCGTCAGTCCGTCTTGACATTCGTCGTATTCAGACCATTAAAACCGGCGAGGAATCAACTGCTAACCGCACCCGCGTCAAGGTTGCCAAAAACAAGGTAGCACCACCTTTCCGTCAGGCAGAGTTTGACCTTGAGTACGGTGTTGGCGTTTCTAGGTATGGTGTGCTTATTGATTGCGCTACTGACTTGGGGATTTTGCGCCGTGCCGGTGCGTACTTCAACTATGAAGGCGAAAACATTGGTCAGGGTAAAGAAAAAACCAAAAAGCGTCTAAAGGAAGACCCAGCGTTGTATCAAGAAATTTATAACCGCGTGATGGAAACCATCGGAGTTGTTGAGGTCGAAGAGGTTGTTGAAGATGACGACATTTAATACTAGAGTTTCTAACACGGTTGCCGTCAGGGAGGCGGTTGTTTCTTGGTACTCCAGTCACAAGTATGGTCCTAGTTTTAGAGACCTTGCAAAATTGACTGGACTATCGCTCGGAACTGTGTATAATGTGTGTCAGGAGTTGCGAGAGAGTGGGACCCTCGAGTTTGAGGACAATGTCGCTCGCACTATTAAGATAAAGGAAAGTAACAATGAATAAGTTCAAAGCAATCATCCCAACGTGGGACATGCCCGAAGAAGAGTGGTTGGCCTACCGCGCCAATGGTCTCGGCGGTTCTGACGCCGGTACCGTTTGTGGTGTCAACAAGTACAAGTCTGCCTACGCTTTGTGGGCTGAACGTACCAACCTTATTGAACGTGAAAACGTAGGCAATGAGGCTACCGATTGGGGCCACCGACTAGAGCGCGTTATTGCAGAGAAGTACGCCCACGACCACAAGCAGGCCGTCGTGGCATGGCCGGTCATTCTTGTATCAGAAAAGAATGACTTTATGTTCGCCAATATCGACTTTTGGATTGTCGAGCCCACCCCGGATTTCCCTGTCGGCGTTGTAACCGACTGGAAGAACAACATTGAGCCAGCGGGGGTCAAGGCAATCCTTGAAGTCAAGACCTCGGGCATTGCCAGCCCCGGCACCGTGCACCAGTGGTCGAACAATTCCATCCCTCAAAGTTACGTTTTGCAAACCGTTCACTACGGAATTGTCACAGGCGTTCACGAGATTATCTTTGCGGCGCTTTTGCCGCCAACGGGTTTGCAGGTTCGTCACCTTGCTTGGGACGAAGAACTCGCGGAAAACCTAGTTATCATTGAGCAACAGTTTTGGGACCTTGTTCAGACCAACACTGCACCCGAAGTCGACGGTTCTGATGCCACAGAAGCAGCGCAAGCAGCCCGTTACCCTCGCCACGAAGCCGGCAAGGGCCTTGAGGGTGGCATGGAACTGAAGTCGCTCTGGGAGGAATTCAGTGCCGCCAAGGTGGCCGCAGAAGAGGCCGATAAAGTCCGCAAGGGTCTTCGTGCCAAGATTATTGAAGTAGTCGGTAACGCCGAGTACGCTACTGTGGACGGGAACGTTATTCTGACTTACAAGGCTGGTAAAGAGGTAGAATCTTTGGACACCGACCGTTTGAGGCGTGAGGCCCCCGAAATCTTTGAGCAGTTCAAGAAGTTCCGCCCCAGTTCTCGCACACTTAGAGGAGTGAAGTAATGACCGCCGCAAAAATTACCCCGCCAGACTTGACACAACTCTTGGAAGCGGCTAACATTTCATTTGAAGAGGTCGATATGACCGAATATGAGGAAGGAACAAACAACATGACAGCATCCAACAGTGGACTGCCTACCGTTTACGAAGCGGTGCGTGGGGCTATGGAAGACGTTGGTTTTATCGCCAAGAATGGCTACAACGAGAATCAGCGTTACAAGTTTCTCGGCATCGAAGCCATTACTGCAGAGGTACAGCCCGCTCTTATCAAGAACGGTCTTACCATCTACCCGAACATCATTAGCCAGAGTGCTTACGACCGTGAGGGTGTGAACTCTTCCGGCAAGGCAACCATTGCTCACTTTGCAACCGTAGTGGTGGAATACACCATTGTCGGTCCCGCCGGTGACACTATTGTCTCTACGATGGTCGGAGAGGCTTCAGACACCGCAGACAAGGCGATGAACAAGGCTCTTGCTACCGCGGCTAAGTATTTCTTTAAGCAGTTCTTCTGGATTCCTACGGGAGACGAAGACCCAGATGCTTCTCACGAGGAGCAGTCCTACAGTTCTTACCAAGAGCCGGTACGCAAGCAGGCGCCACAGAGTCTTAGTGACACCGTGCGTGCGGCTGCCGGCAAGCCAACACAGGCCGTATCGGTCGGTGGTGGTGGCAAGATGGCATCAGAAGCGCAAACCCGCGCTATTTGGGCAATCACACACAAGGGTCTCAGCATGGACGACCCCCAGATGTGGGATGCGATTGACGCAGTTATCCACCGTCGCTCGGACAAGTTGACCGACCTGTCGATGGATGAAGCCAAGATTCTCATCGAACACTTTAAGTCACTTCAGTAAGGAGTTATAATGAATTCACACATCACAATTGCAGGCAATTTGACCCGCGACCCAGAAATCCGTTTTACGGACAGCGGTATGCAGGTTGCACGATTTGCCGTAGCCGTAAATCACAAGGATAAGAGCGGTGAAGAACGCACGTCTTTCTATGACGTTGTTACTTTCGGCGGTATGGCTGAGAACGTGGCAAACACGCTCACCCGTGGCAACCGCGCTACCGTCTCTGGTCGCCTTGAGGTCCGCAGTTACGAAAAGAAGGATGGCACGCCCGGAACTTCAGTAGAAGTTATTGCAGATGAAGTGGGCGTATCGCTCCGCTTTGACCGCGCTAGTGTCATTAAGACCGAACGTGCTACCGCTGGCGCTGGCGCCCGTGGTGGTAACTCCGGTGGAAGTTCGTACGAACCCTTCTAATGGGCCTACAAAGCCAAGCAAAGTCTGGCAAGACGCTTAGTTACGTTGACATCGAAAACGAAATGATTCGTCTTATGAACCATCAGGAGTCAATGACTGAGCGCCTTGCTGAACTTGCGAGAGACATGTCAGCCGCCGAAGCCGACCACAAAGCCAACTTTCACATAGCACGCTATGAGGCTCGCGTTAGTGGTGAACACGGCATGAAGGTAACAGCAGACATGGCAGAAGACATCGCTGTAATGGCAACTGTAGAATTTCGGCGTAAAGCCGAGGGTTTGCGGGCAGAGCACGATGCTACTAAGCAGGCTATTTTGACTGCACGCAGTAACCAAGAGTCACTACGTAGCCTTATGGCTTCGTACCGAGAATCAGGAGGCTGAAATGTCCTATGATGATGCAATGGGCGATTACGCACATGAACTAGAGGTTGAACTTCACGAACTTTATTTGTGGGTTGACAACTTGAAAGATGAAGTGATAAGTCTTCGTTCCCAACTGTCGGATGCTCATCGGCAGATTTCAGTTCTTCAAGAACAACTCATTCACTATTATCTCTAGTGAAGCGTTCACCGCTGAAGCGGGGCAAGGCCCTAAAGACCAAGACCCCGCTTCAGTCGCGAACGTCGCTGAAAAGCAAAAAAGGGCTCAAGACGCGTAGTGCGCTCAAGCCCCGCTCCAAAAAAATGGAGCAAATTTATAAAGAGCGTCGGCCCTTTGTAGAAAAGTTTTTATCGGAACACCCGTTATGCCAAGTTTATTGGAATAACAATTGTTTTGAAAGGTCTGTCGATGTCCACGAGATTAAACCGCGAAGCGCTGGCGGCAAGATAGTTGGTGGTGACGAAAGCGAATACCTAGCGGTATGCCGTTATTGTCACATGCAGATAGACAATTACCCGCAAGAAGCGCATAGACGAGGATTTAGAAAATGGTCATGGGAATGAAAGTTCATTACGTTCAAATAACACCCTTAATGAAGGGTGGGTTCGAAGTAGCATGCTCTTGCTACTGGTCGAAGAAAATAGAATCCCAGAATGAAGCAAGAGTGCAGGCACACCTTCATATTGTAGAACGCTACGCTGCTTAACATGCGCGCTAGTTCATTTGAAGAATACGAGATGCTGATGTTCATGCGCCTTGTCGACAGCATGAGGCCCTCGTTTTATTTTGATGGACTTTGTCTTGATAGCGGTCTGGAAAACTTCTTCCCCGGTCAGGGGAAATCTCACCTCGCTAAGAAGGCGGTAGCACTCTGCAATACTTGCCCCGTACAGGACGTATGTTTTAAATACGCTCTGGAGAACAAAGTCGAATATGGTATCTGGGGCGGAGCCTCGCAGGAAGACCGTAAAAAATGGCTTTCATCAGGTACTTCAGAGGACGATGCTTGGCAGGAATTTAAAAAAGACTGACGTTAGTCTTTGCCGCTCCGGTGCGCTTGTTGTCTGATAAAACTTTTCTTCCCGCCACAGAGTCCCAGCACCCCATTGGGTGCATATCTGAGTAGAAGTTTACCTTACCGTCTAGGTCCCAGAGCAACGCCCATTGGTTGCATACGGGGCAAACGGCAAACTGATTGTCAGGTTCACGTCTTTGCATTGTCGCCATTACTGACGTGTTGTCTGTAGGCGGTAGTTCTTTTTTTCTACGCCCCATGAGCGCTGTATTTTTTTCCACGGAACAATGCTACACCATCGTGGACCATGATGGGTTCAATCCACCAACCATCTTCGGTTTCCGTGAGAACGCCTACTGCATGTTGCCATGATTCTTGACGCTTATAAGGGCGTCCAAATTCATCCATACCGCCTCTAGTAGAGGGTACGGCACCGTCAATGCGGCAAAGACAGCCAAGGGTCCAAGATTGAACTTGTTGAGCCTGCCCATCGATTTCGTAAGTTTCACAATGCATGGAAACGTGGTGTGTGTGGCCCTGGATGGTGCTTTGACGTTCTGAATTTGCTTGCTTCTTCATGTCCAACTTCTCACCGTGCAAAGCGTACAGGGGAGTCTGTTCGCCGTGCGCCTCAGCCAACTTGATGCGGCCTGCTGGGTATGAACCAACATAGGTAACGCTTAAGTCCTGCAGGCGAAGCAGAAAAGGTATGGAGAGAACCGGCCATGATTCAGGGGCCTTGGCCTGTCGAAGACGCAATGCAGACATTGTGTTTCTTGCGACTGCCAGTTCAAGCCGATTGTCGTGGTTGCCACCAAGAAGATAAATTTCGGCATCGGGGCCAACGGCGGCACGCTGTTCGGCAAGGTATTCGTGGCCGCGGTCTAAGGCGGCCTGTGTCGTCAATACAAACTCTGGGTAAACGGTGAACTTAGAAGACCACTCGCTCATGTCAAGGTAGTCGCCAAGGTTGATAATCACGTCAGGCTTCATTGCCTTGACTATCTCGATACCTACAGCCATTGCATCTTCGTCGTGCATCGGAATCAATTCACCGTCGGTGGTGCGAAGGTAACCAATCTGAGTATCTGGAAGTATTACGGTTGTCTTGGCGCCTGTGGTTTTCGTGGACTTTGCTGATGAGAATTTAATTACGGTTGGTTTAGCCTGCTGAATGGTTGGCCATGCCGGACCCTCTTCCCACTTGGGGCTAAGAGTAATGGAATGAGAGGCAGACTGAACAACCTCACCGTCTTGACCCTTAGTCAACTTTTCCGTAATATTAATGCGGCTTACGGAGCCAATGTCCTCAATGTCAATACCATTGCGCTCAAGAATACCGGCAATCTGCTCGAGAGTAGCCTTTTTCTTTTTAGCACCGCTTACAAATTCGCTTACATCACTCACAACAACAAACCTGCCTCCGGTGCTCGGATAGCGTGGTCCGCTTTACTTTAAAGCCCCACGTCCCAAGAACTCTCATAATTTCAGTTGTAGGAATTTCCTCAACTGCATACGCCAATGCGGCGTTCAGTTTTTTCCATTGTTCTTCGGATAGTTCTAACGAACCAACCAAACATTTTTTTACTCGAATAAATTCAGACAAATCAACCTTGACCATCACCGTTCCCTTCATGCTAAGAATTATAGCACAAATGGATTGTTTAGGACTGTTAGGCTAAAATTTTGACGAGTTTTTGTCTTGCTGGCATCAGCGCCACCGGTTACATTGGTGCAAGCAACTGAAACATTCCACGAACCAGCAGTATACAAAGATGTGTCAATATCGGCGTAGTAAACTCCTACTGTGCCAAAGGAAACGCTGTTAATGGTTGTTCCTAAGTAAACTTGAGATAGTTCAATAGTGTTAGGGTTATAGTTGCAACTTGTCACTACGGAACCGCTAACAAAACCACTTTGACCACAAGTAATAATGGCACCCGTTACACCGCCAGAAATATCGGAAACATTGGTAATAAGATTAGAATTCTTAGTCAAAGTGCCGGTAAAGGTTGGCTTAATGATGGTGTTGGTTGGGTCACCGGTTCCCTGTGTATAGGTAAACGTGGTAAGAGTAGCCGGGTCGTCATTAACTTGAAACCCTAATTTTACCTTGTCTGGAGTTACAGGCATGCCGTTAGCATCAGTAAACGGAGGAGATACTTTGATGCGGAATTTGGTACCTTGAGGGAACTGATAAGGCGGACGCATATACATAGAGTGACTTTCAAGGGGAAATGTTGCAATTTTTACACCCATTGCAGGTGTTTGTACGATTGTAAAATCAACTGGTTGGCTCATCGGAGTTCGTTACCTACGCCGCCCATGATTCCGTCAAATTCGGCTGGAGTAATTTGTCCAGAGTCCACCGGGCAATCCCAGTTTCCATGTTCCCAGGCTTTTGCTACAAGGGCTGAGCAAATAAGAGTTCCTTTGCTGCGAACATCAAACACAATTTGCTTGGGTAAAGCAAGATTAATGGCAATGCTAACAATAGTAAGTATGCCATACTTTGTGCCCAGTTTTTTGTAAGCATATTCTACAGAGTTAATACGGCTAACTTCTTCGGGTATTTCTACAAATTTTAGTTTGCCCTTGGGTGCTACGTCTTCAAGTTTTACTTCTTCGCAACGACGAGCCATTTGAATTACCCAAATTTGACCGTTGGAGTCAATTTTGCTGACAATGGCCATGTGGTTCCAAGAACGGTATTTCCACCAACGAAGTGCTTGGCCAAAGCGAATAACAACACCGTAAACATTGCGGGTGTGTGCAAAAACGGCATCACCAGGACGAATGCTAGAGTTTTTAATCATAAGTTCTCCAAATCATGTCGCAGTCCAAGAATGTCAACGTTCCATATTGGACCGTGGTCAGCCTCGACAAAAACTTCAGGTATAATTGCCCAGGCTTCGTGGGCATATTTGTCCCACCAGTCCCAGGTCATATGTTCTTTGTGCCCCCAGGTGACAACGCCCATTCCGGAGGGGCTGGCGCCAGTGGCAACCATAGCGTGACCGCCAATAATTCCTTGTTCCTTGCCGGTTAAACTAATAGCATTCCCAGTCGTAAATTGACGTTCGGTTTCCTCGGTCATGTGAACGCCCAATAGCAAACCGCCAAAAGCATAAATTGCGGCGGTCATTTCTTTTCGGTTTTTAATATCAACCGGGGCATATGCAATAATTTTTGTGTTAAAAAGTCCCTGACGCATCCAATGGTCAAGAACAATTCGCTCAACAAGCCCGTTACCGTCAACGGCAAGATTGCGATAAGTTTCTGCAACAACATCGTCGCCGGGGTATTCAAAAATTTCGCTAACTTCAGCGTAAGCCAATTGTAGTAGGTGTATGGCACTGGCAATAGTGCAGTTGTTTAAGACATCGTTTAACGCTAAAGGAAAGTTTTTTACTTTCTTGGCGTAATCAAACGATTGCGGCGGCACAATTAATGAGCCTCTTACGTATTCCTGCAGGGTGCCAATGGCAATTGGGTCCCCTACTTCCATTCCCTTCATCCCTGCAGTACGTTGCATTATTTGGCCTCCAGCCTTTTATTTAATGCCATTGTTAAAGGTCTGCGCCTTCGTGATAACCAATATGCTTGGCTAATTTTTGTTCAAGACTGTCAACTTTTTCCGCATAGCGGGTTATAAAGTCCGTCAAATTGTCAATTTTTTCCTCAGACCGAGCAACAATGTCGCCAAGTCGTTGAGTATTTTTACCGTTGGGAGTAATGTCCTTGCTAATGGTATGCAGTTCTGTCCTGAGTTGAGTTTGTTCCGTTTGAAGTTGATGAATATTACTGGTCAATTCTTGTTCATGCCTGCGTTGTTCAACAATGTGAGCAACAAATTGGTGGTAGCCCTTAACAAGACCCCACACACCACCGCATACCAGAAAAATTGACGAAATAAATGTAAACCAAAAGTTTGCTGAGTTAAGCAAATTTGCTAACATAACGCACTATGCCTTCATGGGAGGCAAACCAACTTTGGGTCGGCGCTGGATAGTGTCGTATGTAAAGAAACGCTGCGGGGTACGCCCGTCAACGGCCTTAACGCCCTGATTTTGAGGAAGAATAAGTCCGGTTGGCTTGTTAACCCAAACATAACTGGGGTCGCCTTCTTTACCGTGGGAGAGCGTCATGATATTGGTGCCATGTACTTCAACAACAATAGCAACGTGGTCTCCGCCACCGGGACCGTAAATAACAGCATCACCGGGGCGAACCTTGGCCATCGGGATTTGCTTACCGCCGGTGATTAACGTAGCGGTGTTACCCCATCCACGGTAGCCGGCCTTATTGGGGTCAAGGCAGCCATTGACGTAATAAAGCATTGTGTACCAGCCTGAACAGTCGGTTTCAATGGGCCAAACCAATTGATTTAAATGCTCAAAAGCCATGCGCTTAGACAGGTCCTGGGTGTAATGCATGTGACCGCCGCCTTTGTTGGCGGCCATAATACGAGCAGTTTGCACAATATTGGCGCGCATGTCGGGTTTTAAAATAGGCATAAATTATTCCTTACTTGATTCCGGTAACGCTGAATTGACCGTTTTTAACTATCATACTGCCGACGGTGGTAGCAGCGAGGACGCTAAATGCATAAACCGTTGTAGAGATGGCCGTGTTAATAACTGCTGTTGCAGTGCCACCGCTATCAATATTTGCAATAAAAGTACCAGCAAAAGCACGTTCTTGAATAACTGCCCCGCCACCCGTTGGCGTGGCGGCAAAGTCAACAATCACCGCACCGTTTACCGTGGGTTTGGTGCCGGCCTGCACTGAGGGTTGACCTGCCTGGATTTGTGTGGTGTAGGTGCCGCCATTGGTGTCAAAATTGACAGACAATAGATATTGAGTAAATCCAGTAAGCGTCCCGCTCATAGAGGATGATGGCACAAGCGTGGCACCACTTGTAGAAATGTTAACGCCTGCGGTAGCAACATACCCCGCAACAATGGCGGGTGGGTTGCGCCAAGCATTTGCAGAACCATTATATTGAAGTATTTGCCCGGCGGTTGCACCAGTAGGAACAGTACTGATAGTAGCCCACTGAAGCGCACCAAGTCCCGAACTGTACTGAAGAAACTGACCATCTGTTGTTGCAAGCGGAATTTTATAAGCAATAAGGTTGGTCCACGCACCAGACTGATATACCTGGATGGTGCCATTAGGGTTAATCCAAACCAAACCCGGGAAAGGTGCACTTGGAGTTGTTGACGATGAGACAACATCGGGCCCAAGGTTACGCCACGAGGTCCCGTCGTAATAGTTCAAACCGTAGTAACCGTTGGTGTTTGTAAGGTCGCTGCACCACCAAATGTCGCCAATGGCCCCAGAGGGGGTGGTTGCCCCGCTGGCGGTTTGATGATAAATGGTCGCGCCGTCAATAGCCAAGGCAATGTTGCCCATGTCGCTAGAGATGTTTGCCTGGTCCGTAGTGGCGGGGTATGGAATGTTAAGTCGTGAAGTGTGGTTCATTTAATATCCTCCGATATAAATAATCAAACCGGCTGGCCGGTAACGGTAAATGTACGATGTTACTTTTGAGTTTGTCGTTGGGGTGGTGCTGGGGTTCAACCCTGAATAGGAACCAGAGGCGCCACCAATACTTTGAACGTAAGTTTCAACGTCGCTATATCGAGTGTTGTAGGTGATATTTCCGTTAATATCTTGAGTATCTGCTATGGTTTCTAATTGTTGATACGAAAAAAGATTAAAACAATATCTAGGCAACAAAATAGTAAATGCATAATCGGCATGGTTGTAACCGCTGTCGACGTATTGCGTTTGCTCCATAACAATAACTTGTTTCATTGCTACGGATAAACCTCTACTTTTTAATTGGGCATTTAAAGCCGCAATTAAAGATGAAATAAGTGCCGATACTGTCCCACGTTGAAAAGACGAGTGCGTTTGAATTTTGTTAATTTTATCCGACTTAGGCGCGGTGGAGGCAGGGTCAAGACGAACCCCAACAAATTGCCCGAGCCAAGGCAACGCCGCTTCCGGCACACGGTTTGGTTTTTCGACTACACCGTTTACCGTCAATCCTGTGTCCAGAATTTGCGACCACCCTTGAGCATTAGGGTAATTAACAACGTCCCTAACACCATCTACGCCAATATTGTCTCGACTATATGAGTCAATAATGTCAATAATTTGGGCGGCTCCAAAAAGGAAGTAGTACAACATGAAGTAATTGCTCGAGTCCCATTTACGAATAAATCCAGGGACGGCACCATAAACTTGATTGGTACTATAACTAGGAAAGGATGTTAAAGGGTCCATGTCCGAAGTTAAAACGACAGTCATTATACACTTCCCAGTGCTACGTCAGAACTATTGGAGTAAACGGTTCCAACAACGTTGTTGGCAATTGGCAATGGTGCAACACCAGTCATTCCTACATTCCCGGTTCCAACGGTTGTTGGGAAAAGCGTTGTGCTGGTTACTGCAATTTTAATTGACGTTATGTTTGCAATACCAGGAACAATACTCAAAACACCGGCAATGTCCAGAATAGTTAAATTGGTTTGTGTTATATCCCATTTGGGAGGGCTTTGGTCCCCCCCACCCCAGTTGGCGGGAGACAGGAATTTACGAATTGCTGCGTTGCCTGCAGTTTGCACGTCTCCTACAGCGTAACCAGGATTAACCGTCCCGGTCCACACAACATCGATAGGAACGTAATTTGGGCTCAACGAGTAAACGTTAAAATTAATTTCTCGGTAAGTTTCTAGGTAGTCCACAAGCGTTTTGTTCACGGCAGTGTTAACAGCCAGACCGCTTTGGTCGACCGGAACTAATGCAACGCTCCTTGGGGCAACATATGCGTTTGTAACGTATTGGTCACCAGGAGACCACGTATACCCAGCCTGATACTTACTTGGCAATTGAGCGGTAGAAAGGGAACCGGAAAGAAGGCCAATTTGAGAAATAATAATGCTTGAACCGTTAATAACATTTAAACCTGTTTGAAAATTTAAACGAACAAAAACGGTTGCTGGCGCACTTGCAAGTGTAAAAGTTGCTACTACAGTCTGAATACTGTTATTAGTAGGACTAACGGTAGCCAATATTGAGTTAGAGCCTGCATCAATAATTTCTAAAGCAATTTTGTCATACGTTGCACCACAGTAAGTTGTGTCGATGTTGGCAAAAACAGTATATTGACGCGAAGTGGTTGCTGTGCCTGATGTTGCAATATTACTTAATGTAAAAAATTGTGAAGGCACAGTAACGTCAGCAACTGACGCACTGCCCGTGCCAACTAATTGCAATCCAATCCCAGGAAGAACAACAAGGTTAGAAGACGGGGGCACATACCAAGAAGAAAATGAAGTTGCGTTATAACTACTGAATGTGGCGTCGGGCAAAAAGTTGTATTTAGAGTTAGAATTGTTTAAGTCTTCGTTGCCACCAGCGGAAAAGTTAAACGGCGTTTGCATTAAACCAGCAGTATAAATGAAGTGAGTTCTGGAAAGTTCCGTAGTTTTAATGAGCACATATGCCTGTAGCGAAGAAATGTTTTGTTTAATTCCAGTAAAAGCGCTTGAAGCAGCATTTGCTAGAGAGGAACTTCCATGCGAGTCTACGGGGCAAAAAATAGTTTTAACTTGATTAGTGTGGTCAAACAGAGCAGGACCGCTTATTGGTGCAGAACTAAAAACACGCTTGGTATTGTCGTTGTAAGTAGCCAGTCCAGCAACGTAAACGCTTGCCGTGTTGGTTGTTCCAGTTCCACACTTAACCTGTGCGCCTAATTGGTACCAATCGGTATTGGCAGCCAAACCAGTGACAGTGGGGGTCTTAACTCCTTGTAGGGCGGTAACGTAAGTTCCTGAAGATGCGGCTGCGTGAGGATACACCAGCCCGCTACCGCCAATAGTAAGGTTGTAGGTAGTGCTGCCACCGGAACCAACTGATGCCACTGCGGTAACCATAGCAATTTCTTGGGCGCCCGCTTCTTCAATAAGGATAAAAACAGGCGTCGAGGTTGTGGCGGACAGCACAATCTGACCCTTAACATTAAGGGTGGTGGCACCAGCGGTGGTTGCTGTTGTAATGTAAGTGGAACCCAGGGCAACCGATGACGTAGTGATGGTCAGTGGCACACTTGAAGTGGGGGCGGCAATGGAGGGGAAGTTGGTACCGTTACCTACAACGCCCCATGATGCAACTGGTGTAGTCGTAGTTGGGCCCGTGTAGGCATCTTGAACGTGAAAACGATTAGCAAAAGGGTTAAATCCGTCCAAAACAGCCGAGCGGTATACTCCATCAACATTCGTAGAAATCTGAGCGTAGTCATTTGCGGTAATAGGACGAGGAGTCAAGTACTGTAGTTCGGCGGACAAGCGGTCAAGATATGCTGCGTCAGTTTCAGGGTCAACACCAGAAAGCAAACTGCTATTACTAGCAGGAGTACCCGTAATAGCAACTTGGCTTAAAAGTGGGTTGTTGGGCGTAGGCGTTAGGTATGTTCCAACTGCTGTAAAGCCAGTTAAACTGTCAATATTGTAACCAATTCCCGCTTCTGAGGCCTCCATAACAATTTCTGCCGAGCGTTCTCCCGCTGCAATTGTAACATCTGAAATTGTAAGAAATTGGTAAGCGTTTCCTTGGTAGTAAAATCCCGCAACCGAACCCGCGGCAATAAACTGTCCACCGGTAGGGGCTGGGTTGACAAGGGTCCAGGCAGCCTTCAACTGAGACTTGGTTCCGTCTTTGGGCGTAATGCCGACTAGATTGCCAAAGTAACGAAAAATAGATTTTGGCACGTCGGACGCAACGTTGGCCGCCTCAGCAACCATGTAGGCAAATTGCTCTATTAGCAAAACTTCAAGGTTACCTTCTCTTGGTACCCAGCCGGTAAGGTTTTTTGAAATGTTCTGAAGTGAAGTCTGGATGAGTGCATCGACGTCAGTTGTGATTGGTAACTGAATGTATCCGGTACTGGTAGCCATTTACTTTCCTTAATTATTAGTTTTTATAAAGACGTTAAGTGATGCATTATTGTCATCGTCATAAGTGACGGTTACAATTGGATTGGCGCGAGTTTCCCATTGGCGAATAGAGGTTTCTATCATTTGGGTGTTAATCGTGGTAAGTGGCGTATCTTCAGTTCCATAACCGGGAACAGCAGTACGCGAACCAAGTGGGGTGTCAAGAAGCATTTTGACGTTGTCTGAAATTTCTTCGTACGAATCTTGTGGGGTGACTCTTGCCTGGCCAAAACTGTCAAAATCAAAGTAATTGTTGAGATGAGGGGCCCCAATAAAATTTGAAACTGCCCTTGGGTAGGCGGTATCGCTCACGGGGTCGCTAAATGCTTCTGTGCTGTCTACATGAATTATTTTCATAGAAATAGCAGCGGGTGCTCGATTATTTTTGCCAAAATTAAGAACATCGGACCAGGGCAAAAGGTAAACAGTTGACGGCGGTTGCAGCACGTATCCGGCTTGACCTGACACCTTTTGTGCAAAAGGAACTATTTTTTTCCAAAACATATAGTTTGGATAAGTCAAATTTTGGTCAAAAATGTAAAGCAAATAGTACGAATTAGTTGTCACATCCTCCGCGGCAGTCCAAGACGCGGTAATGCCAACGTTTTGGCCCCACGTAAGATTAAAATTTGTAACTGGCTCAGCCATGTTGACCTATATCTCTAAAATTCCGCCGTACTTTCTGCCCGGTTCCTTGATGGCAATCAAGTTGGCCTGAACGTACGAAATGTTGTTGTGCTCGTGCCACTCCGATGGAAAAAACGTTCGGAGACGCGAAACTTGAAAACGAAGTTGTGAATCAATGTAAGCGGCAGTTTGCGCGCGGGTGTAATACCAAAACGAATTTTCATTCCAGTACGAAACGTGAGTTGGGTCTTGAAAGGCACCGCGGCCGTCCGTGCTTGGAGTCATGGATAAAAGCATTCCACCATCTGCGAGCAAATAGTAAATCTTTTCCATTACAGCCGTTTTGTCTGCAATGTGTTCAAGAAAGTCGGAGGCACGAATAACGCCAACAGAACTTTCCGGCAAGTCAAGCGCAAGAAAATCGCCAACGATGTCCACCCCTGGGCGCTCGCGTAAATCAACCCCCAAGAACCCTGCTGGCTTATCATGTGCCGCGCCAAGGTCTAGGGCTAAGAGTTTGTTCCTTGATGCCCAAGCAAGAATGTTGCCCATTATATATTTATCGGCAATTTCAACTGTTTCCGTTTGAATGCGTGCATTGATTTCGGGAACATGCTGAGTATTTTTTTGATGAATACGCTGTTTGTAAAGAGGTGTACCAATTTTACGGAATTCCGTGACTTGATACATTTTGCACATTAAATCTTGGTCGTCAAGAACGTCTAAGGCTTGGTCGTAACCACCAACCAGGTCATAAACAGAGCGCCTAAAGGCTCTTACGTGATTGGGGGCAAACCAAATATGGGAAACATTTTGAGGATGTGGTTCAAACGTACGCGGAACAATGTATTCGTTGTAGTTGTAATATTCCCAGCCAAATCGCTCATCATAACGAGAGGTGTTAGGCGAGCCATCTTCATTAATCTGAATGGTGTCTGAGTATACAAAGCCAACATCGCCCCAGCGGCCAAAAGCAGCGTAAATTTCATTGAGCGCATTAGGCAGAAGTAAATCGTCGTGGTCTAGTTCGACTAGAATTTCTCCGCTTGCACGATTAACGGCTTCCTTTTTGAGAGCCCCCACACCTTTAACGTTAGGTTTGGCGTAACTAACAATAACGCGTTTGTCGTCGCAAGACCATTCTACTCTGCCGTTCAACAAAACGACCCATTCCCAGTCTGCGTAAGTTTGAGCGGCAAGAGATGCGTAACACTCATCTAGGTATCTGGGATTATGGCTGGGCGTGAAGACAGTAATCAAGGCACTCCTCGCTATAATTATAGCAAGTATAGCAAGTAATTACAAAGACGACACTGGTACGCGAACAATTACAAGACCGCTATAACCGTTGCCATAGAGAAGGCTGCCGTGGCCCGGGACACTTTGACAACCTCCACCACCGGCCGCACCGTATGCGGTACCATTACCGGCAGTAAGACCGCTACTCGTATAGGCCCCTCTGCCGCCACCGCCAGAACCGCCGGGACCCCCGGTGTAGGCAGACCACCCTCCACTGTCTACCCACTGAGCGGCAGACCCACCGCCACCGCCGCAGACGGCACCAAGCGTTGTTGAAGGCGAAACGTACCAAGTGGAGTAAGTCGATATTCCGTTACCACCGGCAGAGGAAGTACCCGTAAAGGAGAAACCTGGAGTACCAGCCGTAGTAGCACCACCGCCACCACCGCCACCAAATGCACCCTGACCACCGGCATAAACATTTGCCCCAGTTCCCGCAGAACCGCCGTAGGCCCCACCACCGGTTGTAGCCTCACCTGAACCACCACCGCCAGAACCGCCGGTAAGACCATTTGCAGAACTTTCCGTTGGGGAGGTTCCGGTGTACCCACCACCACCGCCGCCACCAATAGAAGTGATTGAACTTAAAACGCTGTTGCCGCCGTTGCTGCCCTGCGTGTCATTTCCAGAGCCAGCAGTTCCAACGGTAATTCCGGAAATTGTGCCAGAAACGGAACTGAGAGTGCCGTATAGCAACTGTCCCGCTCCACCACCACCACCACCACCGGAATAGTAGGCATAGTTGGAAAGGTTAGTACCAGTGCGTAGGTAGGGACCGTAGGCCCCACCACCGCCGCCACCAATAACTATGTATTCAAGGGCTAGGCCGCTTCCAGCAACAGAAAGAGAACCCGCAGAGGTAGGGGTATTAAAAACGGCGTACGCATACCCATCATTACCAGTAAAAGTATAGCCGTTAACTACAGCAAATCTATTTTTTAGAAATTCACCATACGCACGCGAAGACGAACTTCCGATTGTTCCAGTTAAAGGCATTTTAGAAACCTACAAGAGAATACAAAACGTAGTAACTGTTAGTGGCAACGCACATAATTGTAATGCTGTATGTAGCAAGAGTACTCACATAGGCCGATGAAGGTGCGGCCGCGCCCTGCCAAAAATTCTTAAAAGTTGGTCCGCCACTAGGCGTGTAGGTAGAAGCATTGGCTGGCAGGCCAGATGCCGCCGTGGCATACGTGTTAATTGTGATTGTGTTTGGAAGGAAGGCTGATGCGCCTTCGTTAACCGCAACAACTGCCGTAACCGATTGACCAACCGTAGTCGGAGCACCTGTGATGTTAAGAGCATAATTGGCGGTAGAGCCGGCTGTATTTACATAAATACTTGAGGTCGCCAAAGCAACCGTTGCGGCGCTGGAACCACTATAGGCGCTTGAGACAACCGAAAATGTTTCAAATGGTGCCGTAAAAGAGGCGTTGGTCGACATTGGACTGCCCTGTGCCCCCTGAACCCCCGAAATTACTGCGTCCCATGTTCCTGTTCCTGAATTGTATTGTCTTAATACGGTCATTATCGGATTCCTATTACTTGCATTGAAAAGAGAGCCATTGAAACTGTGTCAGTTGTACCACCAAGGTACATCCAAGGTGTAAACGTTACAGAACCAGTTGTTGACGTAGTTATGATAGTCGAACCGGCGTGGTTTGCACGAACACCCGTAACGTTGTTGGTGTTGCCCAAAATAAGGACGTTACTACTAGTGCTACCAACTCCAGTAATTGAGCCTCCAGTTGCAATAAAGTACAAGTTAATAGCGCGACCAGTGGTTGATGCGTTAGCAGATTCGTTACAGTTATAAATAACAAAATAAGTGGTAAACCCACTAACAGTTACGTTTTGGGAGCCGGGGTTAACGGCGTTAACATTTGTACTGGAAATTGTAACGTTAGTAGTGTATTGACCAGTGGTCCAAGCATTTGGCGCGGAACCAGCAGCACCTTGAGCACCCTGGTTTCCCTGAGAGCCTGATGCGCCCTGGCTACCCTGCGTACCTGCACCTGTTAAACCTTGGTTTCCCTGATAACCCTGTGAGCCAGTTGCACCCTGAACCCCCTGATAGCCAGCGCCTTGATTTCCCTGATTTCCTTGATAACCCTGTGGACCAACGGAAAAAGCAGTTGAAGTGTCAGCCCACACAAGAGAGGTATCGGTGGGCGCCGTGGCGTTAACGTAAACGCCAGTTTTGCCTTGATAACCCTGATAGCCTTGATATCCCTGCAAACCTTGGGTTCCAGTTGAGCCTTGCGAGCCATTTGTACCTTGCGTTCCTTGCGAACCCTGGGGACCGGTGGAACCTTGATTTCCCTGCGAACCAGTGGCGCCCTGGTAACCTTGCGGGCCCACGGAAAAGGCAGTTGAGGTATCGGCCCAAACAAGAGACGTGTTAGACGGAGCGGTGGCATTGACGTAAACGCCAGTTACACCCTGGTAACCCTGCGAGCCTTGCGAACCCTGGTAGCCAGCGCCTTGATAACCTTGATAACCCTGCGGGCCAACCTGGTAGGGGCTCGAGGTGTCTGCCCAGACAAGAGTAACATCGCCTGGGGGCGTAGCACCTTCAAAGATTCCGGTCGAGCCCTGATTTCCCTGGTAGCCTTGTGCACCACTAAACCCCTGGGGACCTTCTTGGGTGTACATTACCTGGGTAGCGGTAAAAATAACCGATGGAGTGCCTGGTGCCGGTGTTGCAGTTGTGTTGTGCAACATGACAATGTGGGTGTTTGTGGTTGCCCACATTAATTCTACATAGTCGTTGGCGTATAATTGCAGAACATAGTTCCAAGAACTCACTACGAGTGGGCTATTGTTGTTAACGTCAACACTACCCGCGGACTCTACTATGTTAGTCCCATTTACGCGAAGCCAAATCCGAACTGTTGTTCCGCTACCGCCACCGCCCTGATTTTCAAACTGCGACGAAAATTGCAAGTTATAAACACCAGAGTGGTCAAAAATAAGGCGACTTTTTATAACCGGGTCAACGTTGACTCCGTTAGAGCCAGCAGTAGTGTTACAAAGCACCCCGTACGCCGTGTTGGTTGTGGCGCAAGATTGTGTGGTGGTATCGTAAAAAGAACCCCAGTAGCCGAGTGCTCCACCGGCACCCTGTCCACCAGCGGTGCCCTGGTAACCCTGGTAACCCCGAGAGCCGTTAGCCCCGGCGTTGCCCTGAAAACCCTGTGGACCCTGTGTTCCCGCGCCGCCGCCGCCGGATGATTCCCATCCAATGAAACCAAGCGAAATAAGATTGCCGTCGGGGGAAAACCCAACAACAGCGGTAGTCCCATTGGGGGGAGCAGTTGTTCCCGCAAATGGAATTTCTGCGTACACTTCGTCTGCAATGAGATACGGAATGCTGACGCGCATGTAACCAGCGGCAAGGCTAGTGTTAGTTGCGTTAGTCTCGATAACTGTACCGTAATAGACACCCTGACCCATAGGGCTAGTTGCTAAAATTTGACCGTGTGAATAACGGAAAAATGACTGGAGAAGTACGTTGGGGTCTGTAGTTCTCATAAAGTGTCTTTACTTAAGGGGGAAGGCGCTGAGCGGAAGCGAGGTTGGATTGACGTAAGTTGCAAGCGGCATTGGAACATTGAGCACCATCGCCGCAGTGGGCATAAACATGTTTCTTTGAATAGAGGAGACCATCCAATGACCGTTTGCAATACCAACGCCTTGAAGGTTGACTATCTGACCAATGTTGTAAGAAAAACCATCCAGCATGCAGGTAACGCTTGCTTGACCAAGAGGTTTGTTGACGTTCCAGTCAAAGTCAATCAACTGAGTGGTTCGTGTAAATTCTTTTAAGTCAGGAATTTTGCTATTAGAAACTGCTTTGTTAACTGGAGGAATTCCCTTTTGACCGGGCAATTTACCTAACCAATATTCGTCTGGTCCGCAGTAAACTACGTTGCCGCTTTCCCACAATCGCCATCCAATAGTGGACGCAATACGAGACAGACATGTCCAAGAATCTTCGTTGGTGTCAGTAGTAGCACCGCTGCCTCGACCCACGGCAAAAGGCGGGACAGTTTTTAAAGTAATCCCCTTGTTTGCCTTCAGAGCAATTAGTTGAGGGTAAGTGGCAGCGTAATCTGGGCCCACATACGTCATGCCTCTAATTGCCCAAACTAGCGACTTCATAAAAGGCGTTACATATTGGTTTCCGGTTTGGGCCTTGGTAGGCTTACGTTGCCCGCGAAGAGCATATACACCGCTAGACTCAAAAATCAACTGAACCTGGTCCGATGCTTTTACAAATTGACTTAACGTGTATGAGAGACCGTCAATTTTTAATGTGGCACCTTGCTTTGCCACTTTTTGAATAATTTGACGCTCAGGGTCGGTCAACTGCATGGTCAACAGTGAAGAACCCATGTTGCTACGTTGAATCAAAATGTTAGTTACAGCGCGTTTGTAGTCGGGGTCAAGAGCCGCACCGTTGATGGTAATCTGGTTTAGGTCAAAAGGACCAAATCCTGCAGTTGTCATTGGAACGCTCCCGTTGCAGTCAGTCTAGGCATTTTCAAAACCTGACCGGACATGATGGAAAGAACCGAATCATCTCGTATGCCGTTAAAGGTTTTAATCTGTTGGGTCATACTTGGGTTGCCGTAAAAATTATTAGAGATGCTTGTCAGTGTATCGCCGTCTTTAACGGTGTAAATGATAAACTGTTGTGTACCCGTTATGTCCGAACTGTTCTGTTGCTCTGCAAATGTTTGCGATGGTGCATATGAATATTGATTTAGAGTATTGCCTAGTGGTGGGCTATACTCATAAAGCGTGATGTCAACAGTTTGTTGAATTCTATACCCGGCCTCCTGGTCGCGAAGTGCATCGCGGAAAGAGAGGCCGTAAAGAACGTACAGCCGTTTAATGCCTGGAACTGGCCCTGTAATCGAAAGAACGGGAGGCGAGTAAGTAGCGTCTACTTTTTCCAGCCAAAGTTCAAGTTGTTCACAGTCGTTTTCCACCGAAGTCGACGTTGACAAAATTGGGGCGCCCGGAGTAACGGGTGCCGTGATGGAGTGGTCAATTATTGCTGAAAACTTCAGGGAATATGGAGAGCGGTCAAACCACTGAGTAGCCGCAACCATTTTGGGCCGGTCAATAATTTGCCAACCACCCTGACCAATAATGCCGTACTCCGCGCTCCCAAGAAGACCAAGAGAAATCGGACTGTACTTTGCATTAGTGGCAGGTATGGCAACCGGCGAAATGGTAACGATAGTTGGTGCTGAATGTGCAAAACTAGCGGGCATGTGTTATATCCTATATCCTATGAGAAGGCTTGTGAGTTGCCCATTGCCTTGGCAACGGCTGCTGCAAGCCCCTGTCCACCGCTGCCGTTCATGGCGGCAGTAAATGCGTCGATGTAACCCTGCTTGGTAAGTCCCATTGAAGTATACATGGTTTTGTTGGCGGTTGCTATCGCAGATGCCAAATCGGTAATTGTTGCTTTTTCAAGGTGGAATTTGGCTGCCAATTTCTTAGCGTTGCCTTCCATCTGCTTGGCCTTAGTCTCAAGACGAACTGCCTCTGCTTTGTATTGCGTTTTGGCAAAAGTTGAGGTGGTGGCGGCAGCCTTTTTACGGAAATCTGCGGCTTGAGCAACCAGCGTACCGGCCATCTGCTCAATCTTCATGTACTTGCCCTGGGCTTCAGTCTTAGTCAGGTTGTTGCGGAAGTGGCCTTCGCCTTCTCGCAACGTTGCCTTCTGGTCCTTGTTGAGACGATTCAATGCGTCCCCGCCAATAGCATTGGAAGCCTCACGACGAGCAAAGTAGTTCTTGTCAATCTTATTAAGATACTGGGAGCCCTCTTTGCCGCCCATATACTTTTCGTAAGCACCAACTTGCCTCTTCAGGTAGCGTTCGTTTGCACCGGTGTACCATTTTGAGCCCTTGACGTACTTGCCTACATCGTACTCTTTAACGTTATCTTTGCCAAAAATCTGCATTCGCACTTCTTTTGGCAACTTTTTTACATCCGCAAGATTAATTTTCTTGTGATGTGCGATGGCGTTGCGGACGCTCTCCATAGCGTTTGTCTTGTCGTAAATCTTTTTGAAAGACTTAGCGTTGTCGACGTTGCCCATGTTTTTGTTAAGGCCGGCAATGTTACGTTTATCGCGATTAATCCAACGAAGAACTTCGTCAGTGTTACCACCATTTTTAATGCGCTTAGCAAGTTCTTTTTCGTCCTTGGCAAGTTGCTTTTCTTGCTGGGTGAGTTTGGCTGCAATTTTTTTGCCCTGAGTGGTGACGGCAGTTGGGCCGGTAACCTTGGGGGTGGGTTTGTTGCCAAAAAGTCCACCAACAAAGTTGCCAATACCGCCCATGCCCTTCATAATGTAAGGCATTGCTATGGGCATGAGGGCCGACATGGCTATCATACCAAGTGGGCCACCAAGCATACCAAGGGCTCCTCCGGCGATAGAACCAAGAGCGGTTCCTCCGGCAGCCGATGCTATACCACCAAGGGCAGCGGTGCCGCCAAACCTGGCAAGACCGCCCGCGGCCGTTTTCATAATACTGCCGCCGCCAACCTTTGCGGCTATACTGCCAAGTTTGCCAACAATGCCGGCCTTACCGGCCATGCGTCCTGCAAGTCCAAGTGCCTTGCTCTCGACGCTCTTAACGGCAGAGCCGGCGTATTTGCTGCGAGGCAAACCGTGAGGCATACGTAATTTAGCGGCTGCTTCTTCGGCAATGTCCGCCTTGCTTAACATCTTAGTCAAGCCACGGCTTCCGTACCTGGAAACACCCTTCATCTTGCGAGGGTTTACCTTCTTGACTTTGCCGGGACCCCCAATAATGTCACCAATGTACATAGAGGTGGGTTCGGCTGCGCCGCGGCGTTCGTAGGCAGTTTTGCCTCGAGGTCCACGCAAGGCGGCAAAGTTCAGGGCCATGCTTGCTATTAACCCACGAGCGCCACCCATCATGGGGCCAGACATCCGTGATTTACCGCTAAAGCCGGTAGGGGTGGTGCGTCCAAACATGCGGCTAAAGAGGCCGCGTTTGGCTACCTTTTCTTCAACCTTCATAGCCGAGCCGATGTTATCATGCATAGCGTAGTAGGCGTAACGAGGGTCCTTCTTCATGTTACCCATGAGGTTGTAATAACCTTCACTGCCCTTGCCAATGCCTGCGTGGGAGCCGGTAATACCCTTGCCCATGCCAGAAACGCCTGGGTGCACGCCACGGCCGCCACGGCCGCCACCGCCCATGCCAGAAGCGCCTGGGTGCACGCCACCGCCACCACGGCCGCCACGGCCGCCACGGCCGCCAGCACCACCACCCATATAGGCGGCTCGTTCAATGGCTTCAGCGGCGCCCATAAGCCCCATGCCGGCCTTAGTAAGCGTGTCTCCAGCCTCTTTAAGTGCTGTGCGGTCGCTGGTCAAGGCAGCATCGCGGAAGCGACCTCCACCCTTGCCTACAAAATTCTTAGTCCAGCCAAGTCCCGGGATGTGGGACAGTCCGCCCCACAGTTTATCGGTAATTCCGTAGGCCTTGCCTAGCGGAGCATACATACCCTTGGCTAGTGAGCCAAGTTTTGCCAGACCGGCAACAGCAATAAAACCGCTTACCGCCAGAGTCAGCGGAATAATGACCGACTTCATCTTGGCAATCTTGTCAATGAAGTGAACAAGTGCTTTAGAAATGCTCAAAACAGCAGGAGTAATAGTCTGACCAATTTGAACAAGGTCAGCCCTAAGTGTTTGTTTAAGAATGCGGAACTGAGTCTGTGGCTGGTCTGTGGCTAATTTAAGGCTACGCTTAACGTTTGCATCAGTTGCGTGGTCTGTAATTGCCTTGTGAATACCCTCAATGGTGTCTTCACGCTGGGCATGGTCGCCCTTAACGGATGTACTTTGAATAAGGGTGAGAATAGGGGTCAATTGCTTTGCTCCACCAAAAGCATTGGCGAGCATAAATACCTTGATGTATTCTTTTTGCTTGTCGGTTAACTTGCCCTTAGACCAGTTTGACAACAACTCGGGGTCAAGACTGTTTGCACCCCAGGCTTGCAACTGCTCCCTAGCAGCCGCAACGCCGGTCTTGCCCTTGAACTTAGGGAAGGTTGGAAGGGGGTCCCACTTTTGGAGTCCCGTCTTAAGACGCTGGGCAGCAGAGATAAGCCCACCCTTGCCAGCCATCAAGCCCTGGAGTTCTCCAGGCTTAATGCCCAACATGGCAAGGCTCTTTTGACCCTTACCACCCGAGGCGGCAAGGTTAATAATAGCACTACGGACGTAGGTACCGGCGACAGATTCCGTAGTACCCATCGAGGTCATCAAGTCCATCCAGGAAAGTGCGTCTGTGGCTGTAAGGCCAGTTGCACTGGCGGACGCAAGCACGCCTCGACCCAAACCAGAAATCAAACCACCAAGTCGAACGTCACCCGCACCAGCACCAGCGTTTAGAAGTCGCAGCGCTTTCTTGGGGTCCGTGCCGATGTCTCTAAGACCGGCGTTGAGCATAACCGTCATAATACGACTGGTCTGTTCAGTTTGCACTCCACCGGGGACGTTTCCAAGCAAGTTCAACTTGGAAACAGCATCGGTAAGTTCCATGATTTGCTTTTTACTAGCACCAGCGGCCTTGGTTCCGTCCTTCAGAGTGTGAGTCCAGGAAGCGGTACCAGAAGCAACTCGGTACATAGAGTCGGCAATGTCATTGAAGTTTTGACCGGTTTCTTTGCCGATTCTAATAACTTCTTTTTGCAGGTCGGGAAGCCAGGCTTTTGCAATACCCGCCTGGGTGGTAATCTGAATCATCTTAGCGTTAAGTTCGGTAAATTGATGAACGGATGAGTAAATCAATCCGGCCGAACCCAGGGCAGTCCAAGTCCCCGCCTTCATAATGGCGGGGGTTCCCATCTTCTCCAATTTGGAGAAGGTTTTGTAGTATCTGCCCAGATTGGCTTCGGCCGCAGCAATGCTGACAGACGACGAAGCCATTTGCATTGAACGCTGCGCTTCGGCTGCCGCAACTCTCTCCGAGGCGGCAACAAACTCTGATGAGGAGGCACTGGCAAGGCGCAAAGCCTCGGCATACTCAACAGTAGCACCGGCTGCAGCGGCTGTTGAATCAGCAGCGTGGGTGGCGGCACCAGCGGTTGCATTGAGCGCTGCCACATTTTGCGGATTACCGCTGAGGTACATCTGCCACGCTTTAGTCGCGGCTCCGGCCTCGGCGGCTAGTGCCGCGGTAGAATCGGCAGCACCAGCAACAGACGCGGACATAGCATCGGCAGAAACTGCAACGCGCTCGACTGAACCGCTGAGTGCGTCGGTGGCTTCCTTGCCTCGCATTACATCACGAGGATACGAACCACCCGCATTGGTGACTAGTTCTAGTCCTAATCTTTCTACATCTGCCATATAGTTTGCCTCAAGAGAAAAACCGCTACCTCCGGGCAGGAGATAGCGGCTTAAGTCGCCGCCTAATATAAGACGGACTAGAAGATGTTAGCGATTACCTTCGCTACTTCGAGCCCAGTCAATTCTGCAAGAACTTTAATTTCCTCTGACTTTCGTTCGTTGCTGATTTGAAGGGCTTTTTGTATTATTGCAATGCTAATAAGGTAATCTTCTTTGCCTTGGGACAGAAAATCGTAGGGGTTCATACCCATTGTGAGTGCGTATGAAGCGCTCTCTACGAAATCATCTGTCCCCAGGCTTGTTAAAAAGTTTCGTCAGCCTCATCTGATGCTACGCCACTCCACTGGAAAAGACGGTTGGCAACTTCAAGGAGGTCGCCTTCGGTCAAGTAGAGTGAGGTGCAAACGTCAACGGCACGTTGAGCGTCTACGCCAAGAGCGGCACCAAGTTCGGGGTCGAACTTTGTAAGTGAGCCATTTGGGTCACCGATGCGGAGGGACAACTTGTTGTCCTTGTCCCCATCAATAACGCCATAAATACCAACGCATGAATCGACAAGCATGTCGGCGTTAGCAAGGAGCGACCAGTCGTCACTCTTTTGCTTACGGCGCTTTTCGATAGCAGAGTTAAGTCGGGTTGCCGACACTGGCTTGAACCGGACAAAAATTTCCGGGTCTTCCCAGCGTGGGACTTTGATGTCAATAAAAAGATTGCTGACAATCTCTTCACGACGGTTTCGCAGGGAGACGAGTGGGGTGATTTCCGTGTTAGAAAACACCGCCACCGTCTCGTCCTGTGGAAAACCGCTTCCCTCTTCATTGGTGATATTAAATTCAACCATTGGTTCCTCCTATGGTTTGTAGTGAGTTGTTAGTTTGTTACGGTCTCGACCGAAAGGTCTACTTCGAACATTCTAGCAGCATTTGACTGCGAGTCAGTGCCGCCGTCCTTTACAGCGACGAGGCGACCCTGGTAGGTACGAGGAGTACCCCAAGGTGAGCCATTGTCGTCCAAAGGCTGAAGTGTGACAGAGGCGAGGGCCTTGCCAACGAGAGTGTGCAGGGTAGCGACGCGGTCGTGGTCACGCTGGGTTTCGTAGACCTTGGTCAACGAAACATCCGAATAGGTCGGCAGCGAGAGGTAACTGATTTCTGGGCCCATGCCACCAGGACGGTGCTTGTTGACGGCGGCAGATACGTCACCACCGCTAAAGCGGTCAAACACGCCGTAATCGACGCCGTTCACAGTCAGGGTAGCAAGCCACTGCTGCTCTGAGCCGTAAAAATGGTTAGAAACTTGAGTAGGCATTTATTTTCCTTGTCGGGTACTAGAGTACGAAGTTGTTGGTGTAGTTAGGCAGAGACGCGTTCGTAGCGTACTTAGTGACGCTGACGTTGACGAATTCACCAAATGGGGACATACGGAGACCGACCTGAGCGTTCATCTGACCTGCAGCAATAGTTGCTGGGGTGTTGACAGTGGTGCCAGTGTTAACCTGGAACGCGTCGCTTGGGTTGGCGCCGTAGATGCTACGGCGAATCCAGTAGGTCTGCAACTGTCCGGCAAGGGCGCCATTCAGTCGAGCAAAGATTTGTCCGCGACCGTCAATTTGGTCAAACGTGAAGTTTTCGGCAATAAGGTCGAGTTCACGGATAACCTGCATACGGAAACGGCAGTTGTTCAGGTAGACCCAGTTGGCGTCGCTTGAGCAAGAGCGTGAGCCGTAGATAACAATCTGGTTGACGTTCGGGATAAGACGGACGACGTTGACACCACCATTATTCAGGCTTGCACGGTCCGTATCGTTGTACGTCTGGGTAACACCCGTAGCGTAGAACGAAGCACCTGGACCGACACCGGCGGCAGGGACGTTGCAGTCATTGGCCTGGTCGTTCTGAGCCATCTTGGCAGCGGCCAAGGCGGAGGGAGGAACAGTGCGCTGAAAAACAAGTCCGGTAACCTGGTTGGGGTTGGTCTGGGTGATTCCAGGAACCTTCATCCAGGGAGCGTACATACCAGCGTACGATGCGTCAATCTGATTTACAGCACCAAGGAGCGTTGTAACAGAGCCCAAAGTGGTGGCCAGAGCGTTGACCGCAGTGGTCATCGTTGAAGCAGTTGCCGTGTCGACAGCGTCAAGAACGGCGATTCGGTTTGTCAACTGAGAATAGGCAGTCAACATTGAATAGTTGGCAGTTGAGGTACCACCGGGGTACGACATCTGGCCAACGCCAAGGTCCGCTGTAAACACGGAGAGGGTGAGGTTGAGGTCGGCGTCAACTGGTGCAAAGTCCGTACCAGCAGCCAGCGAAATTGTTACACCACTTGAGATGTTTGAGGTACCGCCAGAGACAAAAGTTGCAACGCAGAGGGACTGGTAGGCAGGCAGTGAGTTAACCCAGTTAACAATGTCCTGCTCGTTACCCAATCCGGGTGAGTTGGCAATGGTGGTGCCGTTTAATGCAATGCTTGCGTAGTAGACGCTGTTAACTGGCGCGGAAACGGTAAGACGAAGGCCGGGAACCGGTCCACTCGAGGGAAGCGTACCAGGAACGTTAGCCCACGAACCACCGCTGATAGCCGTAAGAGTAATCTTACCGCTAGTAATGGTCGCCTTGGCGTTCTGGACGTTGGTAGCGGTTGAAGAAACCATACGGCTTACGTAGGCCTGAACTCCGCCTTCGCGGAAGAAAAGGTCCAGTGAATCGTACAGGGTGTTGCTGGTGATATTGAATGCAGTACCACCGGAAGCGATTGACGCAGCAATTGAGTAGCGGCCAGTCAACTGAGAGTTGACAACGGCTCCAAAGTACGTGGTAAAGTCGCTCATCGAAGTAATCGGAACGGCAATACCAGAGGGACCATTGGCGGTGCCGGCTACGAACCAGACACCGGTAGGGCTTACGCTACGGGGGCTTGCGGCGGAGGCGCTGACGGTGATGTTAACGCCGGGGGCTGAACTAGCCATTATACGTTCTCCTGTTGAACAGAAGCAGTTGCCTGCTTGTTGGATTTATTGGTTACGGGGGTCGTCTTCTTGACTTCATCCTCGGCCGGGGTTTCTTCAACCTCTTCCTCGGAATCTAAGACAATCAAATGACCATCAGAAATATATTGTTCGATGTGCTCGTTTAACTCTACCACGTGGTATTCCCACTGGTTCATTAAATTGCCATCGATGTCTTGCAGCACATGGGCGCACTGCACGACAACTGTGACTTTCTTACTCACAATTGTTCCTTAATGATTGTTACGTTGGGGTTGGTCACGCGTGGAACTTGAGTTGCTGGCTGCGTAGAAGGAGCCACAACCGCACCTGTTGGTGCAAATTGAGGCAATGGCAGTCCGCCGTTCATGTTCATGGCGTTTCCAACCGTGACGGTAAAACTAATGTGGGCTATTCCAGTGGTACGTGTACCACTGTGTTCGCCTTCGAGGTACTGCTCACCATCCCAGATGGTAGTTTCTGCAAGACCACCGAGGCCTCGGTTTTGGATAATGCAAGCGCGTACACATGCAGCGTACGCTTGCGTCAAAGCCTGAGTCTCTTGCCAGTCCTGAGTTCCGTAAACGTAAACTATGACTTCAACCATCCAGTTGGTACGAATACCGGACTGGTAGGTTTCTGGGTGGCCTGTAGTAGATGGCACTTCTACCAAGACTGCCGCGGCGGCAACCTTAGGAAGAGTGCGGTACTCGGGTCGATGCCGATACTCATATGGGAGCATCAAGACTTCGGAACCGAGGTTGCGATTAAATTGTTCGACGTAAGCCGGAAGGTTCTTTTCGAGTGTCTTGTAAAAAGCCTCTTGGACTGAATGTCCACCATAAAGGGGGCCAAAAGCATCATCGAGATACGATAAGTTCCAGTCTGTCCACCATGCTCTAGCCATAAGAATCCTCGTTGTTCAATTACCCACGACCACGGTCAAACGTTTCGCGACGTGCCCAGTTTTTAGCCAGACCTCGGTATTTTTTATATTCACCAAGTGGCATCCTAGTACCTGGTGGTACGTATTCAGCCGGGTGGGTTTCAATCGCCGCTTTACGATACTTGGTATCGTGGGTATTAAAATGTTGAACTTTAGCCAAGTGTTCTTTGGTCGTTATCTTTGCGTCGACGCGGCCCATGTGCTTAGCAAAACGGACCTTTGCATCTGACTCAAAAACATGTTCAGCAAAACTAGCCTCTTTGGCAATTGCCGCTTCTTCGACCTTTTTGGCCTTAGACTTGGCATCCATACCCATATAGGTACTTCGGTCCATAGTCTTAGCAGTGCCGATTTTCTTCTTAGATTCGGCTATCCGCTCTCGAGCGGCCTGCTTGGCTAGGCGGTCTTCAAGTTTTTGAGCCTGCTTAATGGCCATGTCATCACGACGGGCTTTGGCAAC